TCTAGTGGTACATTAAGTTTTGTAAATGGAACATCAGATGTAGTATTAGATTCTACTTATAAAGAATATTTATTTACTTTTAATAATATACATCCAGCTACTGACCAAGCTAAATTTCAAGTAAATTTTAGAGATGGTGGAAGTGATTATGACGCTACAAAAACAACCACTTTTTTTAATGCTTATCACGCTGAATCAGATTCTGGTACTCCAAATGTTAATATTGAAACAGGGCACGATTTAGCACAAAGCACATCTTTTCAAGATTTAAGTAGAGAAGTTGGAAATGGAAATGATGAATCTGTATCAGGTACATTACAATTATTTAACCCAGCAAGCACTACATTTGTAAAACATTTTATCAGTAGAACTAATTGTTATTACTATGGTGATTTTACACTTGAAACTTATGCTGCTGGTTATTGTAATACTACAACAGCTATAGATGGAGTACAATTTAAAATGTCTAGTGGTAACATAGACGCTGGAGATATTTGCCTTTACGGAATAAATTAAAAATGGTACACAAATAATAAGGAAAAAACTATGCCAAGATATCATAATATAAACGGTAACAAAGTACAGTTTACAGCTGAAGAAGAAGCAGCTAGAGACGCTGAAGAAAAAGCATGGGCAGACGCAGCCCCTGCTAGAGCTTTAGCTAATCTTAGAGCTAAAAGAAATAGACTTCTTGCTGAAACTGATTATTATGCTTTATCTGATGTAACCATGTCAGATGACATGAAGACATACAGACAAAATCTTAGAGACTTGCCTGCAGGTAAAGATACTGTAGAAAAATGTGAAAATGCAACTTGGCCAACTAAACCATAGGGTAAATTATTATGTTGCAAAAAGTAAAATTTGCGCCAGGGTTTAACAAACAAGTTACATCGACAGGTGGTGAGAGTCAGTGGGTAAATGGTGATAATGTCCGTTTTAGATATGGCACACCAGAAAAAATAGGCGGTTGGTCACAATTAGGATCTGTTCAGATAACAGGTAGAGCAACAGCTATTCATCACTTTGTAAATACATCAGGTATTAAGTATGCTATTTTAGGAACTAACAGAATTTTGTATGCATACTCTGGTGGTATATTTTATGATATACATCCCATTAAAGCTACTACAACTTTAACAAGTGCGTTTAGCACCACTAACGGATCAAAGACTGTAACTTTAACTTTCTCATCAGCACATAATATAAATAAATTTGATATTATATTATTAGATAGTTTTACTGCTATAACCAACTCTGGTTTCACATCTACTGATTTTGATGACAAAAAATTTATGGTAACATCCATACCAACAGATACTACACTTACAATAGAGATGGAATCCAATGAGTCTGGATCTGGTGCATCCACATCTGGTGGTATTAGAGTTAAACATTACTACCCTGTAGGACCAGCTGTTGAGGTTGCATCTACAGGTTGGAGTCTTGGATCATGGGGCGGGCAACAAGCAGGTCAATTTACATCCACACTATCATCAAGTATAAATGCTAGTGTAACAAGTTTAACAATGGCTAGCTCATCCTCATTTCCATCATCAGGTACAGTATTGATAGATAACGAATTAATTACCTACACTGGTAATGACAATAGTGGAGTTTTATCTGGTTTAACTAGAGGAGCATCGGGCACAACAGCAGCAACACATTCATCTGGAGCAACAGTAACAGATGCATCAAACTTCTTTGCATGGAATGCTGCAGCATCAGGAGATATTGTAACAGCACCTGGACTTTGGTCATTAGATAATTTAGGTAACAAATTAATTGCAACTATAAACGGGGGTGAAAGTTTTGAGTGGGACTCAAATCCAACTGGTGCAAACAATACACGAGCAACTATTATAACAGGAGCACCAACAGCTTCTGCATTTAGTTTGGTATCTACTCCAGACCGTCACTTAATATTCTTTGGAACAGAAACAACCATTGGAACTAAATCAACACAAGATCCTATGTTTATAAGGTTTTCAGATCAAGAGGACATTAATACATACACGCCCTCAGCTACAAACACTGCTGGTACACAAAGACTTGCAGACGGATCCAAACTTGTTGGAGCTATTAGAGGTCGTGATGCAATCTATATTTGGACTGATACTGCATTATTTATTATGCGTTTCGTTGGTCCACCATTTACATT